TTTTACTGGAATACAGCAACGAATGAATGGGCTTTGAGCTTTTTAGAAACACACGATATCATGTGCGAGTCTAAGGGCAAAAACTTAGCGCTTTGCTCTTTACGAGCAGGCTAAACAACTTACTCTGCTTTAGGCTTACGTGGAGCACGTGTCTTTTTAACAGCCGGTGCTTTTTCAACTTTACTAGTTACTTTCTTAGCCGCTGGTACTTTCTTGGCGTTGACAGGCTCTTTAGCTGGCACTGGTGCTGGAATAGATTCCAACATTGCTCGAGTAACATCGTCGGCAACTGGTTTTACAACTGGTGTTTCTACTTTATATTCTGCCACAGGCGCTGGAGCTTCTGGTGCTTTGACAAAGAATGATTTGATAAATTTTAACATGGTATATTATCCTCCAAGGTATTTATTCGATAAATATCATTATGTACAACTTTATTAAGCATATTACCCTAAACGAAGGGCATACACCTAAAACACTTACTCAAGAGCGGTTGCCATATGCTCGTGATGCTTTAGATCCGGCGCTAAGTGAAGACACTATAGATCTACATTATGGTAAATTGTACAAAGGTTATATAGAACGATATAATAAAGGTGAAGGCGATCCAGACTTTAATGAAGCGGGTGCGTTTTTACACAGCATTTACTTTGCTCAATTCCAAGAGCCTAGCACTGGAAACACACCTACAGGCCCAATACTAGAACTTATTACTAAACACTTTAAAACATTTGACAACTTTAAAGATAAATTTCAAGTAGAAGCAATGAAAATACAAGGGTCAGGTTGGATTTATCTAGCCCGCAATGGTGAAATCAAAACTATTAAAAATCATCAAATCAAATTAGATATTGTATTACTGATTGACTGGTGGGAACACGGTTGGATTTTAGACTACGGATCAGATAAGAAAAAGTATCTCAAAGCCCAATGGAATATTATCAACTGGAACGCAATTAGTTCTAAAATTGGCCTAGCGTCTTAAGACTGCTTACTGGCATATCCCAAACTTTACGACTTTCGACGCCTTTCATCTGCGCAAACTTCTTGGCGTCACAGTCTCCGCAGACATGATAGAAGTTGTTGTTTAATCTTTTGGGATCCATACTGCCTTTATCGCGTTTGAAAATTCCCTGACAACTGTCGCACTTAAACACCACTACGGTTTTATTACGACTGTAGGTGTGGTGTTTGCCACGTTTGCTAGTGCGAACGTATTGCGTTTGTTCGAATTCTGTTCCTATATACATACTTGTATTTACATTAAGGTTATAAAATGCCTTTGATAAATATCATATAGAGGGCTCAAACCGTGATTACAATTACAGAATCAGCAAAATCAAAGATCAAAGATCTACTACTAGAAGAAAATAACCCCCAATTAGCACTACGCACATTTGTCCAAGGTGGTGGATGTAGCGGGTTCAGTTATGGATTTACATTCGATGAAGTGGCTAACGATGATGACTTTGAAATACCCTTAGATGAATATCGAGTACTAGTAGATTCTATGAGTATGCAGTATCTTACAGGTGCTGAGATAGATTATAAAGAAGATTTAATGGGTAGCAGTTTTAGCATTAAGAACCCAAATGCGACAACCACATGCGGCTGCGGTAGCAGTTTCGGAGTTTAATAAATGGCACAACAAATAATTGATATTGGCGTACAAGGTAACGACGGCACTGGTGACAGTATCCGTACATCATTTGATAAAGTTAATAAAAACTTTACAGAAATATATGCTATTTTTGGTGGCGGCGGTACTATTCCATTTAGTAAACTTAGTGACGGTACTACGTATAGTGCCAATCAAGTTATTATGGCTGCCACTACAGGCGGAGTACTTACAGCTAGAGATGTTGTAGGACAAGGTGGTATTGTTGTTGATGCGACTAGCGATCCTACTAAACTTTATATCAACAGCACTCGAACTGGACTAGTTACTGAAACCACTCCGGCATTAGGCGCTCCTTTAAATGCTACCGGTTTTGTGATCGGTAATCTGGCAGATCCTTCATTAGCTACTGTAAACAGCTTTAATACATTATTTCCAACCAGTACGACTACACTCAACAAACTTGCCATTAATAAAGGCTATGCCGATAGTCACTATATAAGTGGTGTTGCTACTACAGATGCTAATGGTAATGTTACAGATTATAATTTGAGTATACCGATTAAAGCAAGATCCGAACCAGCGTTACCTCCAACAACTGATGTAGACTATGATTCAACCTTAACTGGTAATTATACTGCTACCGAAGTATTGCCACGCAATAAAACTGTGTATCGAGGCGGCGATACCATGACCGGTAAGCTAAACTTAAACGATCATCCAGCACCAATGTCGGGTCTAGGAACTCCTAACGGTTCAGACGATCTGCAAGCGGCCACTAAATTTTATGTTGATAATAGTACTTACTACAGTGCCGTAAACTTGTATGTTAGTGCTTCAAAAGGTGATGATTTACAAACTAAATCTCCAGTAGGACGTCAAGGTCGTGCGTGGCAGTATGCTTATAAAACATTGGGTGCGGCAGCCTTGGCTGCTGATAATCTGATAAATTTATCTAGTACAGAACCTGGACCTTATCGTCAAACTATTACATATACTCTAGGGCCAACTCAATATCAATCAACTATACAAAGTGTAACACTTACTGGCGGTAATACTTATAGCAATATAGGCAATTATGGTTACGACAATGCCAAAGCCTTGCTAGAAGCCAATCGAACTTTTATTCAAAATGAAACTATTGCCTATTTGAATAAAAAATATGTTAACGCATTCCAATTTGATAAAACCTATTGGAGTAGTATAATTGGAAACATACTGACAGCTATCGGATACGACCTTGCGTTAAGTTCTGCCGACGGATCTAGTTTAACAACTTATAACATCACAACAGAAGCTAGTAAATTATATGCCGCTTACAATAACAATATTATTGTAAATCAACTGGTCCAGATCATTGATGGTATTAACTATGCCCAAAATCAAATCTTGGGTTACAGTTATAGCGTGGTTAATTTAGAAACTTATGTTGGAAAATTGATAGATGCCATGACCTACGACATGGCATTTGGTTCCAATTATCAAAGTATACAGGCGGCGTTGTTGTTCGGTGACGGTGCCCAAACAGGTATTACAGCTACAGAATTATATAATTTATTAGACACTACCGCTCTTACAGTTATAGGATCTAGTACCAATGGTAGTACTGTTACATTATATTTTAACGCACAATCTACTGCTCCTTATGTGGTAGGTAGTGGAGTCCTTGTCAGTGGTATGACTCCAACTGGATATAACGGAACTTATACTGTAACCGGGTGTACAACTGGTAGCGTAAGTTTTAATAGTACTTTCCAAATTCAATTTGTATCAGGCGGAACTGTGGCGAAAAACAACGTTGTAAACACAATGTTAAATGTAACAGGAGTGGTTGGAAATGTTACTGCCACTGCTAGCCTTACTGCTAATGCTCAATTAATCAATAATATTGTTGCCGGCGGCATTGTACCAACTCCAAGTTTTCCTGAACTAACATCTATTAATATTAGTAGTACCGGTACTATTAGTAGTGTAAGTGGAACAGGGCCTTATACTGCCACTATTAGCGGCATGACTGATACTATTGGTTTATATGTTGGTAGTGTTATTACTGCCACAGCCGGAAGCGGCTCTTTGGGCAGTGGTACTGTTACTGTTACTGCTATCAATAGTCCAACCAGTGTTAATATATCAGCTACTACCCTAATAACTGGTGGAACTATCACTGGCATTTCTAGTGGAAATTCAGCATTTACCAGTGCTTCTACTTTATTATTAAACAACTTAACATTCATACAAGCAGAACTGATAGCTTTCATCACTGCTGAATACCCAAATGTTCAATACAATCAAGCATCGTGTAAGAGAGATATTGAATATGTGCTATGGAGTTTAGTCTACGATTCACAGTATGGCGGTAACAGTCAGACCGTGTATGCTGGTTTAAGATATTGGTTGTATGCTAGTACTCTTCAAGCTGATCCTCCTAGCTTCTGGGCAACAATCTATGGTCACTTGACTACCCTAGTTACAGCTATTGTAGCCAATGTTCCTCCAACAGTACTGTATCAACAGACTGTTTCGCAATACATTAATCAAACATATCTAAACGGAGGTAGTGTATTACCTGCAATTACTACTAATATTTCAACATTTATCAGTATAATTACCGCAGGTTCACGACCAAATCCTAGCGTTACTCCTCCAGATGTTACACAAGTAAGTACGTTACTACAAACAGCAAGAACAAATATAGAATCAATCAATGCCACAGTGATTCAACCATTGGCAGCAACATTTATTAATACAACATTTCCTGTTATTAATAATATCACTATCAATACTACAATTACAAATTTATTTGATGTAGCTTTAGATTTGTTGGAGTTTGGTTTCAGTACAAGAACAACTCCTACATTTAACAATCCAGCTGGATTGTTAACTGATTATGCTACAGCTAAGTCGTTAATATTAGACAACACAAGTTTTATTGCTGCAGAAGCTGTGGCATATATGAATACTCAGTTCCCGGGTACATCAGGTCTTAACGCTACTAGTATCCGAGACATTACTTATTTGTTAGAAGCGGCAGTATATGATTTGATTTATCAAAGCACTAGTGCTACTACTAACGCTGCACTTCAATATTTTGCCAATGGTGTAAATCAGATTCCAGGATTGAACAGTGTGGGGCAAGCCTGTTGGGCGGCAATTAATCATATTCAAAATATTATACCAACAGTTGCTCAAAATAATGCTGTTAGCCCAACATTCCAGGGTTCGGTTACTCAAACAATTTATCAAGGAATAACTGTTGGGTCAGGACCTGGTTCAACATTAGGCACGCTATTTGGTAATATTAAAAATATCATGGCCAATGGCTATGCGGCGGTACCAACATATCCTAATTTAACTGCTATAGGAGCGGGTGCGTTGGGTGTAAACAGTACATTAACAACAGTAAGAACCCTTATTGTTAATAATGCTACGACTATTACCAACAACACTATCAATTATCTTGCTTCCACCTACGTTGGCGGATTTAACTATAACGAAGCCACTTGTTTTAGAGACATAGGTCTAATGGTAGATGCTTTATCTATCGACTTGGTAACCGGTGGAAACTATCAATCAGTCAATGCTGGCAGAAGTTATTACAGAAATGCCAGCGCACAAGGTATTGCTATTGGTACTCAACTAAAAGAAACATTAGATGGTATTATATTTGCTTTTGGAGATCCTGCTAACGGAGTCACTGGTCTAGTTGATCAAGTATTATCTAACAATACTACTTACAATAGATATCAAAGTCAATACGCACAAGTTACTGGAAGTGCGCCCAGCGCCAATGCGCTTACTACATTGTGGGGAGCAAAAACCTCAAGTAGTTTTGGTCTAGTTGGTATAATTCTAAACGTTATTAGAAATGGCATAGGTGCCGCACCTGCTACAACATTTGGTACTGGTATTTGGAGTGTGACATTTAATAACGGTGGTAACGGCTTTGTTGACCAAGGCGGCAAAATTACTCCTGGGGTACAAAGTGCCATACATATTATTCCTGGAAAGATTTTAGTAGGCAATGCGTCAAGCGCAGGCGGCCAAATTGTAAGTTATACATCAGGTTATGACAACAGTATTTCTAATGATACAATTACTCTACGTTTAACCAAGCCAGGCTTTTTCCAAGTAGGCGAAACAATCGACTTTGG